TGTTTCGCAGTCAAATAATGGAAGCGTTACGAATATGGCTGTACAAACGCTTACAGGTAATATGACAACTAATCAGTATGGTGGGAACATTGTATGCCAAGGACCAACTCTATCTATCAGCCCGTTTACCACTTTTGGAGCAAATTACCTCAAGCCCTATCGGGATTATTATGAAACACCCTTTTACGATCCAACAGATGCCAATGATGATGGTGTGCCAGATAACCCAGGTAATGTACTTTTCAATCAAAAGAATTATTCTGGAACGAATAAAGACAGTTATGCTTTGAATTTTGGCATATCAGCCACGTTTAGTATTCCGTTAGATAGAGGTTTTCAAAATCAATGTAAATCTGCTGCTGATACACAGATTTCTATACAAAAGCAAGTGCTGGAGAACAAAAGGCTTGATTGGCAGATAGCAAGAATCCGTGAATGTGGAAAATTGAAACAGGAGGGCATAATGCTGACTACTGATAGTCCCTTTTTTAATATATGTAAAGATGTTTATTTAGTGCCGAAGGCTAATCAAGTTATCCCACATACTCACAAATTAAAGTAGATAAGTCACGGGTATTAAACTCATCTACGGATTATTATTCTACCTTATCTTTCTTCTTTGTCAGTTTCTTTACGATATTTTTTATAGCTGGTTTTATTATATTGAGAATAAGAGGGCTACTCGCAGCCACAAGGCCAATAACAGCAGTAGAAACAATAGTGCTCGGTTCTGGGATGTATTGATCCACAAAAGGAACGTCTTCATATAGAGTGATGCACTCAATCCCATCATCACCTCTTTCATGCCCAATGACACGTTCTAATCGTTTTTCGTTACGAAAGTCTCCAACTCTTTGATCTTTCTTACCTGGACAAGGTTCTATCTTTATAGCTTCTTTTTCTTTTGGAATATCAGGAATCTCAGGTGTCTTAGCTTCTGGAATATCAGCATTTTTAGCAGCTTTTTCTTGCTTCTGCTCTACAATTTCGATTCTTCTCCTGTCATAATTTATTGGAACGAAAGAAGGTATTTTGCCTTCGGGACAGCTATAAAACGCTCCATTGACATCATCTTCAATTATCTGTGTATTTTTTATACTGGCATCTCTATGAGTTTTGACACATCCAGGTAAATCTAAACTTGGTAGAGGTACATTTAATTTTGGTAGTGGAGTAGAGATGTAAGTATTAACATTAATTTGTGGTATCTCTGGTATTTTTATCTCAGGAATCTCCATCTTCTACATCTCCGATAGAAATAGACCAACCATCTTCTCCAAATGTACCTTTTTCTATAATTTTTGGTTTTTTGACTTTTTTATCCATTTCTTCGTGATACTTTTTTATGTCATTATCTAGTTCTAAATTGAATCTTTGCATCCGTAACCAAGTAATTACTTTATCAACGTAGTATTTTATTAGTTTTTTTATAAAACCAAAGATCATTAGTCGTAAGCATCTCTCCTTTTATAGACTTCTACATATGAGTCGCATTTGGGACAAGAGAAATTACTGACCATTGAATATTCTGCATATAAAACAGGTTGAAAATCCTCTTCTATATCAGCATCAGCACCCCAGATTAGTTCAGTATTACAGTGCCAACAGTTCATTTCTTCGGAATAGGCAAAGCAGGGCCAGACATATCAGGCATTGTGTTGTCTAACACCTTCGGCATCAATGTTTGTACATTCCCCATGATCTCAGTCATAACTTTTGCCTTAAATTGTTCTGATGTGAAGTATTTATAAGCAAAGTACGTTCCACCACTCATGGAAGCTACCATAAGAAAAGAAACAATGCTAAGAATATTAGCAATTTTTTGAAACATGATTAAATTTGCGATACTGAAAGCACTTTCTTTTTCAAGTGTGCTTGTATTACTGCTAATTTTAGCCCTGTCTCCTCTCTACGTCACTATGGGGTTAATGACTAGACAGATGCAAGAAAAGATTAATTGATGTTATAAACAGGTATTTTGAACATTTGTACAAAATCATCTAAATCTCTTGATAAATTTTTATTTGATTCTGTTACTTGTAAATTAGTAAAACCTAAAAATATACAACCAGTAAAAACTAAAGTAGAAGATAAGATTATAGTTCTTGCTTTCATTTAATCAGGTTCTTCAATAGTATTACTTTTAGCCCACTCAAGGTATTCTTGATAGTCCATATTATCTTCAACCATAGGAATACAAGTCTTTGTACCATCGTCTAAAATTCTTTGAATTGTATTTGTTGGCCCGAAATCTGGGTCGTCAGCATATTTTTTATATCTTGTTGCCATAATTAAAGCTCTGCTGAAAAAATGATTTTACCGTTGGCTTCTCTACCTAAAAGAATACCACCCTGACCACCTGTCATACTACTTGAGGTAGTTCCCCAAGCAAAAGTGTTTGGGAAAGGACTTAAGACTGAACCTATATAGTTAACAATATCATCTAAATGAAAAAATGCAGAATTGTTTGATGCGTAAAAGTTAACATCTGTTGCTGTACCAGTATATGAGGGATATGTTCTCATTGCTCTAGGTAAATAAAACATTCCACGGACTATTGTGGCACTATAGGCGTAACCATAAGAACAATCAACAGCATCTACATCTCCTACGTTAATTACATAAGTATATCTTAAGCAGTCATGATAATCCTGATCCAAGGATTTATGCTCAAATTCTGTTGCTACGCTGCCTACCTCTACCTGCACTCCCGTAATTTCAAATGTTGCATTATTTGTTGTGTACCATGTAGGGGTCTGATCTTTAGTTTGAGTAGCACTAACAAATTGTCCCCATGTGTTATCAGCTCTTGAGTTATCAGTATAATCTGTCCCATAGAACAAAGACCACTGAATTTCAAGGCCAATATTATTATTATAATCAAAATCTAAATTACTATTTCCAGGTATAGAATGTGTTATTTTTGTCCATGATGTAGTTGCTGAAAAAGGATGAGCATAATTTTGTGGTGTTCCATCATACGCTCTAAGATTAAGATAAAAAGTCTGTGCAACGCTAGATCTTACCCAAAATGAAATTGTGATATAGCTTGAAGATGATTTGTAATTCCAACCAGAAGTTCTCATCTCTTGTGCTTCAATTCTATGTCTAATTCTCATAAAATCACTAGTACCTGCACCAGAAGTTTGATTTCCATTTGTAATTTTAAAGGCTTTCATGAAACCCAAAGTAGATGGTGTATCAGCAGTTGAAATATCTACTTGTGCTTGAGTAGGTGCTTCATCAGTACCAGAAGATGATAATCCGAATCTGTCAACAGTCTGATAATTATCGCCTGTAGATGACGTGGCTCTTTGACTTATACGAAACGCTCCGTTGATAACTAAATTTTTACCTTGCCTGTTGCTTAAATTGGCACTGCACGTTCCATCAGTATTGTTGATAGTAATAGCAGCATCACTAGCAGCTACACCCTTGATTGAATTGACCTTCAGTTCAGACATTAATCGGCAGCCTCCGTTGTATTAGTTTTAGCCCACTCAAGGTACTCTTGGTAGTCTGTGTTTTCTTCATTTAATGGAATGTCTAAATATCGACCTCCTCCACATGATTTTTTAACGATTGTAATTTCGTCAGTAAAAATATCTTTACAAAATTTATAGATTGGATCAGTTGGAAATGCCATGATTATAAATCTGCCGAGAATGCTAATTTTGCTGCATCATTATTTATTCTAACCCAAACACTATTACCTTGACCTCTAGATGCTGTAATCGCTAATTCACACCCAGTTTTGTATGATCTATTCAAGCTGAACTGAGTAACATCATCATTTCCATTATTTCCAAATACACGAAAATAACCTGTGCCTGTTACTTGGTCTAAACTGGGATTTGTTCTCATTTCTACAGGCAGTACGATATGCCCATAAGCAGTTGTAGAATTGTACATACTCATGTTTAAAATTGAAGGTGTTATTGAAACTAAACCTGTAGAAACAACTTGGTAATAGTATCTCTGACACTTTCTCAAAGTTTCTGCAAAAGTTTCGTGATTAAATTCACTGGCTGAAGAACCCACTTCAAGCTGTACGCCTGTAATTTCAAATGTTGCATCATTTGTGGTGAACCATGCAGAAGAAGGAAAATCTGGCGTTCTTGCTGATCCACTATAAGCACCCCAAGCATTTAACGAAATACTACTATCGGTGTAATCTGTACCAAAATATGTTGCTAAATATATTCTTAAACCAACACCATTATTATTATCAAATTGTAAATTAGAATTTCCTGGAATTACTTTAGTTATTTTTGTCCATGTATTAGCTTGCAAAGTACCTGTTTCAAAAGGATATTGTTGTGATGTCCCATCTACTGTATTTATAAGACCATAAAAATTTTGAGCAACACTTGATTTACACCAAAAAGAAAAGGTTATTTTACTATTTGGATCGGTGTAATTCCAGCCACTATTTGCCATATCCTGTGCTTCTATTCTTGTTGAGAATTGCTGCAAAGAATTAGCTTGAACACCACTTGTTTGGTTTCCGTTAGTTGCTCTATAAGCTTTTCTAAAGCCTGATAAATAGGGTGCATTTCCACTCACAAGATCTACTTGTGATTGCGTTGGATCTTCATCTCCCGTACCTGCTGCTGCACCATACGAAAACATATCAACAGTTGATTTTCCACCCGTTGTAGATGACGTACCACGTTGAGCCACTAACATAGCTCCGTTAGTTATCAAATTTTTAGCTGCTGTACCTTTTCCAAAACTTAGATTTCCCGATCCATCAGTTTTTATAACTTGATCCGCACCACCATCGGCAGTAGGTAATTTAAGCTCTATATTTGCATTACTTGTAGTGGATGTAGGAGCTACTATGCTTACTGAACCACCACCTGACGCTGCGTTTAGTTTAATCTTTGCTGTCATAGTTAACTAGGCTTTGGATACTTGTCTTTAATTGCCTTAATAGTAGTTTTCCAACCAGCCACACCACTATGATAAATGGTATCAAGCTGATCTTCAATAGCTGGATACTCTGCTTTACGTTGTTCTTGATAAGCTAACGCAGCAGCTTCAGCATCTAAGGTTGCTCTTGCAGTATTAATAGCAGATTGGACTAATGTTATTTTTGTGCCATCTTCTTTAAATGCACCAGCAGCATCATCTATTCTTACACAATCTGGATAAGCTTTATAAATTGCTTCGTGATCCATTACGCTGCAACCTCCTTAAGAATCAAAATTGAAGGTGCATTATAATTAACACTACCAAAATATCTTCCTAAATATGCAGTTCCAGTTCCAGACCTTGCCCACTGAAGGTTATAAGTTAATGTTAAGCTACTTTCTGATGCAGCACCGTCATCTAAAAATTCAAAAGATATAGAGCTTACTGAGTTAGCAAAAGTATATTCACTTCTTGTTGCTGGGTTGGAACTTGTAACAGCAGGTTGAGCAAGGTTTGTTGACCCTCTTTGTAAATTAAATTGTGGAACAGGTACAGAAGAAGCACCACTAGAAACCATAACGTGAAAAGAAACTAATACTTTATTACTAGCTGAACTTCTTGTAATATCTTTTGTTATAAGAGTTGCAAAAGTAGCTGAAGATGTTGAAGCGGTATCACTTTTTACTTGTTGAAGAACTTGAATAATATGTCCAGAAGCATTTACACCACTATTTGTAATCGACATTCTTTCGACACCATTAGTTGCAAACTTGATAGTGTCAGCAGCAGGGAATGTTATACCAGTATTGCTATCCGTTCCAGTTACAGCAGGGGCAGATACGCTTCCCTCAACCCCAGAAATACCAGTTGTTCCGTTAATGTTTAAAGGCATAATTAAAGAATAACAAGAAGTGCTCCAGATGGCACGGTTACAGTAACACCTGAATTAATTGTAGGGCTTACTGTGTGAGCATTTTTATTTGCAGTCAAAGTGTAAGATGTTGTAACCGCTTGATCTGATTCAAAAAATACTTGGTCTGTACCACCTCCAGTAGCTCCAGCACCTCCACCAATCTCACCCCAACCTGTATTCTTATAACCTTCAAATCTATTTTGAGTTGAGTTATATCTTAGTTGTCCTAATGCTGCTGCTGGTGCTCCAGATTGTCCAGGTTGTTGTGCATCTGTCCCAAGAGGAATCTTTAAAAATCCAGTAGATGACATCGTAACATCACCTGTCATCGTAGGACTTGCTGCTACAACATGACCTAAATTATCAAGTGTGATATTTCCTAAAGTATTGTAAGTAGCATTATCTCCCGAAACTGCTGTTGCTATTTTTAGTAAATTTGTAGAAGTATTTATGTGAGCCTGATACTGAGCTATATTTGCTGCTCCAGATGGATCGCTACTTCCAGAACTTAGTGTTCTTAATGCTGTAAAAATCTCATTAAGTTTTGTACGAACCGCAGCACCCGTTCCATTGGCGGTATTGTAATTATTACCTGTTTCACTGGTAGTCGATCCTGGTCTAGCCATCTAAAAAACAAATATTGATCCTATTCTAACTTGCTTTACCAAATCCGACAGCCTGATAGGTGAAATTTCTATCAACTGAATTATTTGATGAATTTTTGAAATGAACAGTAAATCCTGTTCTTGATACACTTGATATTTCAAAAAAGTCTCCAGATTGCATATTTTGAGCAGTGATACCAATAGAAGGCAAACTACTATTAGCACCGCCAAGGGCAGCCGTTCCAGAAAAGAATGGATGTTGGAACGTGACTGCTTTTGCTCCTGCTCCACTTGCTATTGTCGCAGGGGCTTGTTCTGTTCTTCTGTGCATAGTAGCTGTATAACCTAACTGAAATACTCTTATATCCTGTGCAGGATCAGCACTTGTTAGATTTACCTTAAATTGAAAACCTCTTCCTTTATAAACTCCATTTGCAAAAGTTTGAAATGCGGTATATGTAGGAGATCCACTATTAGGATCATCTTGGGTAACACGAACTTGCATAGTTGCGTTAACTTTTGTCGCTGTTAATCCTTCAAAATCTCCTCTAGCATCAAGGTCTGGTATTGCATCAAATAAATCACTAGGATAAAACGCTTCGGTTAAAAAGTGACGTTTTAAATCTAAGCTATATACATCTTCCAAATCTAAAGTAGTAGTTCCTGGTGATCCACCAAATTCATAAGTACCAGATGGAGATATACCTCCAATGTCGTCTAACGAACCAACAGCATCTAAATCAGTGACAGAATCAAACAATCCTGCTCCGATCAGATTCAAAGAATTTGTTGTAGCATCAAAAGCTACATTGGTTTTTGTACCTTGAAACTTAGGAACATCTAAATCTTCTCTTCTTGTTAAAACTGTCTTGGCATCAATATTATCTGGTAAATCTAAAATTACACTTGCTTCTCCAGCACTAAATCTTCCGCCATCGTCTTGAAATTTTAAAATATACTCACCCTCAAGATAGGGAACTTCCGCAGTTGTGGTATTTCCTGCAAGGGCTTGGATTAAGTCAGTAGCGTTAGAAAAAGATCCCGTTCCATCAACTTTAGGAGAATGTCTTACATAAACACGACCACCATGAGTAACGTCTAAATCTGTTGATAAATTCCAACGTAATCGTACAAGTTTTTCATTTATTGGTTCGCCAGTAAGTCCCGTTACATCAGCAGGAACAGCAGTTTTACCAACAGCATTGAAAGTAATATCACTTGATGTTGCACTAGCTTTTAAAGCTGCATTTAACGTGAAAACAGATATTTCATAAGCACCGACTTGCGAGTTAACTATTTCAAAATCGGGACTGCTCACTATAGTCGAAATAACATTGTTATCTTCAAATCTATAATTGACCATGTAATTTGACGCACCATCAACGGGTTGCCATCTAACTAATAATTTAGAAACAGGTTGATTATTAATTAAAACTATTGTTTCTTGTGCTGATAATCCGTTTGGTGGATTCTTTATTAGATTTAAACTAGATATAGTTTGAGTTGGTATGGGTGTGCCATCTTCGATAAAATCATATTTGTCTCTTACATAAGCCAATGCAGATATTCCATAATTTATGCCATCTTTTTCTTCAACTGATATTACTCTAAATTCTTGAGAAGAAATGGTATCGTTCTCAAGCATCCAAATACTATTAGAATTAGGTGCTTCACTTAATGGACTAGCCAGTGTGATTACTTTTCCTACTATTCCAGTTACATTTCTAAATTGTACTGTCCCATCTGGCATTATTACACTTAATCTAGGATTATTTTGAGTAGGTAAATCCGTAGAATCTGAGTCATCAACAGTGATTTGAGTTGTAGTTGCACTGCTAATTCTTCCTCCTCTTCTCACACCTGCTCTAGCAGGATCAGCAATACTAATAATCGTTCCAGGGCGTACAACAATGCCTGATTCCATAGAAGTAGTAAATGTCACTACTTCCGTTTCTCTTTGTTCAGCAAAAAGGATTGCTTTTGCAAATCTTCTAGCTTGACCTCTACTTGTACAGCCTAATGCTTTAACTCTTTTTAAATTATGTCCATATTTATTTTTATATGCTGTTTCTGCTTCTACTTCTTCAAAATCTATGTCTCTAATATCCATATTGAAATAAGAGACTGCTACAACTGTAGCTCTAGTTTTTAAACTGCTTCCTGTATAGCTAAAACCTTCTGGCCCAACATTAGCCATCGTAAATAAATAACTAGGATTTCTTGGACTATCTTGAGTAAGTTGTAAAGCTCCTTGTGCCCAGATTGGCATACATCTCATTATTCCTGATAAAGTATTTATGACATCGAATGCTTCTACGCTTGTCTGAATATTTATATTGCAAGCAAATCTAGCTTCGTGTCCCATGAATCCATCGTCAACAAGTTCGTTTGAAAACTTACTTGCGGTTACAAATGAAAATAAATCTAAACCACTATCAACAATATGATTGCCTAACCCATACCTAGTATTAGTAAGTAAATCAAGAAGTATCATCGCAGGACACGTTGTCCATTGAGCAGCACCCATAACACCATTAAAAATATAACCAGAGGGATAAATTATTCTTCCAGTTTGTGAATCTACAGTTGGAGTACCAGAAGCATTAGCTCCTGCACCTGGAATTCTTACTTTTATTCCTCTAATTCTAAATTTTCTATTAGGAATCCTTGTAAAAAATTCTGAATCTAATCTTAATCTTGTATATGCACAATTTAAATATCTATTAGAATCGTCTATCAACTCTGCATATGTTTGCCAAATTAAATCTCTCGATATTCTATCTGTGCTATCAGGAGAGGTCTTAACAATTCTTACATCTATTGGATGAGCACCACTTAAATCAATTCTGTAATCTCGGTTATAAGCATCTGCTGTTCTACCTTTAATAGTATCGGTGATTTTAGTTTGAAAACCACCACCATTATTTTGGATTTGAATTTTTAAAGTAATCTTAGAACCAACTATATCTCCATCTGATTTTATATTTTGTAGTACAGGCACAGTAACAGTTACTCTTACTGCATCTAAATCAGGATTATTTGTTAACTGTCTGGTTATAGCATTAGCATTACCATTTTTTACTTCTGTTCCAACATTAAAAATAGATCCACTACCTTTTAAACCTTTTATTTTCGCTTGACTTCCCGTACCAAAACGTATAGCAAAACCTACATTTTTATGATTAAATTGACGATCTGATGGGTTGTTTGAATTTGCATTAGCTTGCAATACAGGAGTGTTATCTAAAAAAACATCCTTTAATGCAGCATTTCGATATGCAGCAGTTCCTTTAGTCCTTCCTTCTTTTGAAGCAGTCGCAAAACCTTCTATTTCTCCTTCAGATATAAGATCAAGAAAAGTAGCAAATTGTTTACTATGTAGATTATCTTTAGCAATAGTTGGTGGTTCACCTCCACCACCTTTACTTCCACCACCACCAGAACCAGCAATGCTTGGCCCTAATCCTGCATTATGAACACGAATAGTATTAGCAATAAAAGTATGATGGCCTTCAACAGTTAAGTTATAGACAGTATGCGTTCCAATATCTTTACGATCAATAATCGGTCTTAAATGACCAAATTCATCAATTAAACAATCGTCAGTTCCTAACGTATCTATACCAACAAACGCATTAAATTGATTTAAGACCCAATGGTTAGGAGTTGCGTCCAGTGTTTTACCGCCCCATATTGTGTATTTAACAACTGGTTCGTTTTCATGCTCATGTACTTTTAAAACTTTGGCATGATAAATAGTACCTTTATCATCAAAACTGCAAACAATATCTCCGACACTAATTTCTTTTATTAGTTTTGTGCCATTTGGTATAGATACAGGAGTATCACCAGTAAAACAACCTCCACCACCTGATCCTGCAATATACTTATTTGTATCGGTCATGCTTTTACGGCAACTGTGTCTACATCTCCACTTATGACAACTGATCCTGTAAATATTTCACCATAAACAATCGGAACTGGAGTACCAGCTCTTCCTGTATTTTGCGTTCCAGAAAAACTAAATGATATTTGTGGATTATCCTCAAAAGATGCACTTGGGCTTGGGTACAACATTTCACTGACCCCACCAAGAATTAAGCCAGCACCTATAGCACTTAAACCTGTACCAATAGCTGTTCCCAAAACACTACCAGCAACTCCAGTAGCTCCTGCAAATGGAATTGCAGAAGCAGATCCAGCAGCTAAAGCTCCACCAAAACTTTGAGTACCAAATAATCCTGCACCTGGGAAGAAGAATGACGCACCGATTAACAGTCCTCCGAATACAACCCTACCAAAACCTCTTCCTGCTCCAGATATTACTGGAACGATATGAATATCCTGTTGTCCTATCGGATAATTTATTTCATCTTCATTTATCTCATAATTTCCAATTTTTACTTGATAAAGTTTGGGACTCATATGAGCATCAACCCCTGGAAAATTATTTACCAAAAAACTTATAGCTTGAGGTAAATTATGTACCTTGATTTCAAATTCTTTATGACCTATAAATTTAGCCAATTCTCCATATAGCTTTAGTTTACGCAACATAACGATACCGCCCTCCTGTACATTTTAATAACCAAGGTGAGTATGGTTCTCTACAAGATAGTCTATCTGTTAAATGATGTAAAACATCCCCATCAAGAAAAATTGCAGCATGATTTAAACCTTTTGCCAAAATAGACATTAATAAAACATCACCATTTTCAGGTTTTTCGTTTGGTTCTAATAATCTAAATCCTGCTTGTAGTAAAAAATTATGTCCATCTCCATTTTCTTCAGACATTGGATTTTCCATGAATTCTTGAGGAGTTACTGGTCTTGTGCCCATAATCAAATCTATATCTTTCTCTTTTTTATACCAATCTCTTACCAAAGCCCAACAATCAGTGATCCCCCACACCCATTCTCTTCCTAATAAAGGAGCTTCGTAACCACTTGGTTCACAATAACCCCACTGTTCAGTCTTTGGATTAACAATATGCCAAGGTAAATTTGAATTTTCACAACTAACTAAATCAGCTTGGCTAGGTGTTGGAGGAGTAATTGGATGGCTATGAATAATAGCTATGATTTCTCCTAAATTGTCTGCTCTTACATAATCTTCTGGATCAAGAATAAAACATTGATAATCAGTCATAGATAAATTACGACAAGGATAATATCTCTCTTTTCCTTTTATGTTCAACAAAAGACCAACAGATTCTTTTGGATCTTCAACTTTTGCGTGACTAAGAGCAGCTTCTTTCCAATCAATCATGGTAAAAACGTGCCAATAGAAGGAAATAGTTCCCTAGTGCAAACTCTTAAAGGGATTCGTATATTTGCTAAATCAAAAGACGCAGCTAATTCAAACTGTACAACTGCTCTACTTTCTGCTGACTTTCTATCAATTTTATAAATTTCTTGGGGATATTCTGCTGTGGGATCTGGTGTTCCGTAAGGATTTGACTGACTTGTGGAAGTTACGGCTGTTTGCTGCTGTATGGTATTTGGGTCGTTCATTGTAATTGTATTACCCATATTATTTCCATGAATTGTACAGTAATATCTCAAATCATTTGGAGCAGTTGGATATGCTGGCTGGTAAGTTACTGTCGCATCTGTTCCAAGAGTTCCAGCATTAATTGTTGTCTGCTGCCCTCCAGCATCAGATTTTATCCTCAAAGGATGTCCAACATTAGAACTATCAGATTGATTGAAGATATAAGTTGAACCACGTTTCATAGTTATTACTGGCTTTTGAACTCCATTTATTGCAAAAACATTATTACCGTACGAATCTTGAACCACTGTGACAGTATATGTAACAGTTTCTACATCAGATGGATCGGCAATAGTTGAAGTTACTGTGCTTGTCGTAGCGACAGGATCAAAATTATCTGAGTCTAAAAATCTTGCTAAAGTAGTTCTTCTTTTGACTATTGCTCCAGTAAGATCATTACCTGGTGTTACTGTGTTCACATTCAATAAAATTGCTGTCATAAGATTAGTAACATTACTAAATGTCAGTGTAGGTCTGGGTAGTTGACCTTTAGCATATTTAAATCCTTCAGCTTCTAATGGAATTGCTACATAAGTATTACCAGCCCAAATAATATTTCCATTGTTTATTTCATTCGTACCAGCATGAAATCTATATGTAGTCGCAGATCCATGTAAGGCTGCATCTGTTGTTAGTTCAAACAGTTCGATTACTGAGCCAGGATTTATTGCTTGAGTTTCAGATACAGGATTTGCCATTAGGGTTCAAATACTTGTGTAAATGTTGCATTTATTCTGTTTCTATTAAATTCAAATATTTCTTTAGTGAAAGTAGGGCATATCCATTTAAAAGTAGTAGATGAATCTGGAGGCGACCAATCAAAAGATGCTCCATCAACTTTTCTTTCTTCTAAAAATGTTTCTATTTCATTTGCATCTTCATCATCAACATTAAATGTTAAAGTCCATTGTTTTGCTTTTTGATTTATACCAAAGGTGAATCTCTGTTGATAGCCATCACCAAACTGAACTGTTCTGGTATTAGTAATATCAGTTTTATTTGCAGAAAAAACAGGGTTGTAATCAGGAAAAGTAGCCATTATCTTAATAAACCTCCTGGTCTTCTTTGTTTCAATAATTCCGATTGTATCGCTACAGAAATAAGTCTGCCAAGTTCTTTACTTTGTGAGTTATCACCTTCAACAGCCGATCCAGAAGCATCTACATTTACGTTAATATTTGTACTGCCTCCTCCACCTAGTTTGTCGTTAGGAATTATTGTTCCTGATCTTCTTGGTACGAATAGCTCTGGCCCTTTCTCTCCTACTATTGAAGGTCTGCCAACAGGAGGTCGCCCGCCTTTTGAAAAACCTAATAGTTTAGGTAAACCTCCAAAAATACCAGGAGCAATGCCTCCTAAAATAGTATTCACACCGAGTCTTACAAGTGTATTGGCTAAGTCATTTAATATTGCTTTTGCAGCATCTCCTAAAGTTTTGGTTTGCATTATCGCAGCAGTTAAGTTATCACTAACACCAGAAGCAATAGATTGTCCAATCATCTCAAAATTTGACTTTATACCTTTAGTAGCTTCAGATAATTCTTTATCTAACTGTAAAGCCTCTGCTCTTTCTGCATTATGATCTCTCAATTCTTCACCAATTCCTACTAAATCTCTTCTTAATTGTGCTTGAACTTCAGCATCAGCATTTTCAATAACAGATTTTGCAAATGCAGCTTCTATCTGTTTCTTTTTGTTTTCTAATATCTTCTTATCAGCATCAAAAGTCTGTTCTGTTGTAGCTAAAGTTTTAGCAAGACTCTTATTAATTCCTTGTCCAACTAATTCATTAATTCTAGTATTTAAATCTAATTCTTTTTGTTTATCAGCTAACGCTCCAGCAGATGTTGTTCTGAGGCTATCTGCTTCAATACTTAACTTTTGTCTAGCAGCAAAAATCTTTTCGTCAATTTCTAATTCTTTAGATTTTTGATCTAGTTCTTTTTTTCTATTAACATTTGCAGCTCTACCTCTAACTCTAGGAGTAGTTTCTAAAGTAGCTCTTCGATCAATTAATTCTTGAGCTTCTGTACTGCCTCCTGCTGCTGCTGCTTCAACTATTCTTTGATTTTCAGCAGCCTCTAGCTCACCTTGAATCCCTGTAATTTTTGTTATAAAGTTAACTATTCCTGCTGTGAACGCACCTAATTTAGTTAATGCAACATCTAATTGACTTCCTAATAATCTAGTCGTATCTC